AGTTGATTGCCTGATGTTTGCCGTGCAGGGGCACCCGCAGATGTTCGAACTTACTGGTCGGGGTTGTCAGGCAGATTCTCGTGTGCGGGCCATGCTCGCGCGAGGTTTCAAAACGATGCGAAAAATCAATATCGCTGCCGGTCACGCTCAAAGGCGCTTTGACAGCGATAGCCTGCGACTTTAGAACACGCAAGGCCGAGGGTTCCTGCTGAACAGTAATAGCCGGGACACCACGCTTGAAAATGCCCGCTTTCTCTTTTGCGATGCTGTCAATAGTTTCCCCGAGCAGGTTCTGATGGTCAATACTTAAACTGGTTATGCCGATGACTTTGGGCTTAATAACGTTTGTGCTGTCGAGTCTGCCGCCCAAACCGGTCTCAATCACGGCAATATCAACTGCCCTATCGAGAAAATACATAAACGCCAAAGCCGTCATAATCTCGAAGAAAGTGGGAGGGTCGGTCTTTGATATCTTCTCAACCGGAGCGTAAACTCGGTTCAGTAAGCCACACATTTCCGAGTCGCTAATCATTTTTGTATCGACCGTAATCCGCTCGTGCAGGTGTACCACATGGGGTGACGTGTATAGTCCAACTCTATAGCCGTTCGCTTCGAGCATCCTGGCTAACATCGTGGCTGTTGAGCCTTTTCCTTTTGTGCCGCCTATATGGACTGTATGGATTTTTTTGTGTGGATTGCCCAATAACGACAGCAGTTTTTGCATCCTCTTGAGGTTGAACGTCGTAACGTTATAGCGCAGACGCTTCTGCTTTTCGTAGTCGGTCCTCACAAACAGGTATTCAAGGGCCTGCTGATAGCTCCTAAAAGCCTTTTTGCTCTTGACCCTGGAAACCTTGTTGGAGGATTTTCTCTTTCGTTTCTTTCCGGTTGTCTTTATTGATCTTGCCATACAAATTTAACTATAACAATTATAACGGTCAAAAGCACGATAGTCAAGTCGGAACCCTAAAAAACACCGCGAATATAGCTGGGCAAAGGAATATAATACCTTGTAAATAAAGAGGTTACAAAAATTTAACTTTAGATTGTTATCTTTTAAAAATCGTTTTGTATCAGTATTGCTGAATATGTAACCACTTTTGCTTATAACAAGGGGGTATTCGCCAAGTTTAGCCATTGGCAGGCCGGGTTTCATAGTTTCTCGGTGGTTAATCTGAGTTACTGTCCAATATTGTAGGTTAATAATGTACATAATCGCCCTTTTTTGCTCTTTAAAATCCATTGTATATCATTGTTTTCTATTGCATATCACCGACTAACGGCAAGTACAACGCAAAGTACCTGATTTCGGCAGAGTTTTTATGCCGTCTGTTGTTTTGCACGTTTCTCTCCGAATCCTACTAGCTTGCTTATGGCTTCGTCCTCGGCGCCTCTGAGCAGGTGGGTATAGTAGCGCATAGTGGTCGAAATATTTGCGTGCCTTAGTATTTTTTTTACCACGTGCGGCGGTACACCCTTGTTAGCCAAGTGGCTTGCGAGCGAATGGCGTAAACTATGAAACTTGATTGTGCCACTATCGTTGGATGCCTCGATACCAGCGTTTTTACAGTCCTTGCGAATCATAATGGCACTGTGCACGTGAATCTTAAAGACCTTAATGCTCGGCATCCTGTCTTTGACAAGCTCTTTTACCAACTGAGCCGTTTCGGGCGTAATTCGCTGATAAGCTTCGTTGTCGTTTTTTGTGTCCGTGCCAGGCACTAAAACAGTACGTTTCTCAAAGTTAAAAGAAGTCCGGGTCAGACTTGCAAGCTCATTCTTCCGTAGTCCTGAATCGAATGCCAGCTTGTATAATACATATCGCTCGTGTCCGGTCAGTCCGTACATCGTGGAGCCCTTGCGTGTGGCCTCGTATAACGCCTGCAATTCGTTTTCCTCAAAAGCTCTCTGCTTAGGCACTATATATTTGATTGACTTTATCACCGGAGTTTCTTTTATCCGGCCTTGCTCTTTCAGCCAGTTGGCGAATACTTTAAACGATATGATGTAATGTTGCGCGGTATGCTTGCCTAATCCTTCGCTGATTAGAAAATCTCTTATCTTCGTACCATCAACATCACCCCAATACTCAATATCGCATCCGTCCATAATTCTCCTGATATTAGCTTCGACCTGTGTAGAATAACCATTATCGGAATTTACCTGCAAATCCCTGATGAAGTCTGCAAGGTGCTCGGTCAGCGGCCTTGTGCGGTTGGCCTGCTCTGCCCTCAATAGTCCGGCCGCGTATATCTTGTTTCGGAGTTTCGGCTCTTGTGCTCGCACCCATTTGACCAAACTTTCTGGTGGGTTAAGTCTCTTTTTAGACCACTCGTTCAATGAGCTTATTTGACTGGCAGTAATATCGGCCACGTCCTGGTCTGTGGTCGATAGTCCCCACCTTCGCACAATACCGTTAGGGTCTCGAAATTCCACCCACCACTTTGCGACCTGTTTGGTCTTACCTTTTTTGTTTTTGTATTTGGGTTTGAATAAGCGCATACGTCACCTACCTTTCAAAAATAAAAAACCCATCGAGGCTGCAAAACAGGACTGGCCGAAAACGGCCGGAGACTGTACCCCGATGGGTCTAAATTTTTGATTGTCCTGTTTTGCATAATCATATTATACAACACTACCCAAAGAAGGTTCAACTAAAAAATAAAATTATTTCATGCTTTTTTATTCTGCCATTCTGCACGCCCAGGACATCCCGCTGCAATCCAATCCTTTAATTCCTGAACAGACCATAAAGTACGCCTGCCAAGTCTCCTCGGTAAAGGAACTTTGCCTGAATTGTGCAGCGAATAGAAAAACGCAGGACTAACACCAAGTATTTTCGCTGCTTCTTTAGCTGATAACAGTAAAGAATCCATTCAAACAGCTTTCCACTTACACAACCTTTTTTCGCTTGTAATTATGATATCGAGACATAAGCTCATCCAAATATGCAGGATATGCCTTCCGTTCATGCCTCATGCCGCATCCGTAAACTTTCATTGCACAACCAATTCAGATCATTACAGCCACAACCTTTTTGTACCAAATCTGCTGCCAAGCTCAATGCTTGCGATACACCCCGTCGATAACTACTTTCGCTGTTCATAATTAAGTTCCTCTCAGTATTTATCGCCTCGTTTCTGTGAATAACCTTTCATCTTCTGTTTCAGAATCTTCCCCTATGTTTTTTCGCAAGTCACCAAACTTCACGTATTCTTCAAGGAAAGCCATTTCTGCAATTCCAACAGGGCCCCTTTTATTTTTTGCTATAATCACTTCGGCAATTCCATCCCGTTCGTAATTATTGGGCTTTTCACTTCGCCTGTAGTAGTCCTCACGGTGTAGCAACATCACAACATCGGCGTCCTGCTCAAGTGAGCCACTTTCCCTTAAATCGCTCAATCTTGGTCGGTGTTTTTCTCTTGCCTCGACAGCTCGGTTCAACTGAGACAACGCAATGACCGGAATATGCTCTGCCATTGCGAGGCGTTTCAATCTGCTGGAAATAGCTGTTATTTCCTGTTGCCTATTTTCTGTCTTACGACTTGTATTCATCAGCTGTAAAAAATCGACAACAACCACATCCACGCCTCGGATTTTTTTTTGGACCTGGACAAAAGCAACCTGCTTTTCCGGCGTAGTGCCGCCTTCATGCAAAACAATCGGCAGTTTTTTAATTTCAAACGCAGCGGCGTAAATTTTTTCTAAATCTTCCTGGGTTGGGTTCCCACCTTTAATTACTGTCATATCGACATGACCTACATTACAGCACGCCCGCTCTATAAGAGCCCGATGCGTCATCTCCAAACTAAAATAGACAATACTCTTTCCGGCCTGAGCCATCTTCAAAGCAAAATCCAGGGCAAGAGCGGTCTTGCCCATACTCGGCCTGCCGGCAATGATAATTAGTTCACCGGGTGAAATGCCTTCGATAATTTTATCAATGTTGCGAAAACCTGTTTCGATTACATCTTCCCTGTTCTGCATCTCACCTGCTATTTGCGTTGTATGGTCTGCAACATCGAAATATTCATTTTCTTTACTGCCCGGCTCGATTTCCAAAACCAATTCCCGGACCTGTTGAATCTGCTCCTCTAAACCGAGTGGTTCGTTAATCACTCTCATAATTTTATAGCTGCAAGTAACAAGCTGCCGATATTTTTGTCTATCACGAACAATGTCGGCATAAAATTTGGCGTTTGCTGAATGTGGAACACTCCGCATAAGCTTTGCTAAATACTTTACCCCACCTACCCTTTCAAGTTGATCAGCTTTCTTTAGCTCGCTTCGCAGAGTAACCGCATCAATGCGCACTTTACTCAAATGCAAATTTATCAAGACTTGGTATATCTGCCGGTGTTCTGGCTTATAAAACGCTTCTTCTACGACGACAGGGATTATCTCAGGAATACATTCAGGTCCGATGATCATCGAGCCTAAAAGCCCAGCCTCACTTTCCAAAGACCATAAGCGGTCCGCCTTAAGCTTTTCATTTGCCATGTAACACATCCATTTCATTCAAAAGTCGGTCCCGGGCAGTAAGACCATCAGCATCGCGTTTTATTGGCATTGGCGTATCACCACCGCTGGAAATTTTCTCCATAGAGAGTTCGAGCTTATCAAACTTCGCCCTCAATTTCTGGGTTGATAAAATATTATTCTGCCATCCACGCCACTGTCCGTTACCAGTCCCTCTATCCGCTTGGCACCAACGGATAACCGCCTCGATGCGTTCAGGCTTCCGGTGGTCAATGCGAATCATCTTTTCGATATGCACTGCCCATGACTGCAAATTTGGTTTCCGAAAGTCCGGTTTCCGTTTCCTAATTTCCTGAAATAAAAAAGAGGCAAGTCGGGAATTTTCAGATTTCCGATGTGTTTCTTTATCTGCTTCTGCTTCTGCTTGGGCTGACATTGGCTGACATTGGCTGATATTTTGCTGACTCATTTGTTCTGTAAGTTCTTTTCTCTCCACCACTTCTGTTTTTGTTTGTGTTTTTCTGTTTTTTGGCATTGCTGACGGCTGCTGACGGTTGCTGACGGCTGCTGACGCGTTGCTGACATTGGCTGACTTGCTGACATTTTGCTGACTCCTTTGCCGCCTTTTAGCCTCGCGATTTTGTTCTCGGCGTTTCTCCGGGTCCCGTTTCTGCCGGTATTTCTGGTAGTTGGCAATGAGCCAGCCGCCATCACACTCCAACAGTCGGCGGCCTTCATGTTCTTTTGAGCGGCTATAAGGGTCTGGCGAACAGAGCGACTTGATACTCCGCTCAGCGTCCTCTACATTCATCCTGGCAATAGTTGCCATCCCAGGTATTGAACCTGAAACATGACCTTTGGCGTTGGCGCTCGCCAACATCGTAATCCACATAATTCGGGTTTTGTCATCTTCCGACCAGACGCTTGAGGTAATGATTGTACCGAATAATTTTGTAAATCCAGTCATTTCAAGCTCTCCACTAATCGTACAGCTTGTTCCCGCTGATACCACACGTTCAGCCCTATGGCGTCGGCGATATCGCCGCCTTTGTCATCATCGGGACTGTATTCTCGATATGCGGCCGCTACTGCGGCGATGCGATCCGCTTTTGGTATCTGCCGTGTCCAGTCATTTTCTTTTACCAATAATACCTTCGTATCAATCTGATTTTCAGGCGGCTGCCAGCGAAGCCAGGCAAGCACTTCACGCCACAGGGCCCCGGTCGCAGCTCCGTGGACCGCCAGGCCGGCGCCACCGCCTTTATGCCGTTTTCCAACCTTGCCACTGGTCCATTCGATTAAAATCGTCTTTGGTTGATGAAGATTCATTAACTGCCAAAGACTTTGGCACATCGCATCTATCCGAAATTCACTCTGCGCTGTTTGTTTATCCGGCAGCAACAAGCCAGCTCGTATGAGCTGCTCGGGCGGTTTCATAAGTGCCCAACCTGTTCGAGTTGAGCTTGGATCGAGCGAGAATATCATTTTGTTATTCATCGCAAATCAAAATCCTAAAATGGAATATCGTCTCCACGGAAGAAATTATCGCCGCCGGCACGATCCCGCAAAACCCTAAGACCCGCCCCCAGTATATCATTTGTCAAAGTGGTAACTTTCTTCCAAGTATCGCAACCAAAAACAAGATGGACCTCCTCTTGCTTCAATTTCTTGTTTTCCTTTGAATCCCCTGGCCAGCGGGAGTTGATCTCGTCACGAATCTGAGTAAGCAACCGGTTTTTCTCGCTGGCGATATCCTTTTCTTCTTTTTGCTTCCCATCTTGAGCCGGGACCGCGTTATGCTGCTCATCATGTCGGCTAAAAAATGCCTCCACAGAGGTAACGCCGCTTTTGATGCTCGTTGCAATTCCTCGGAGTGTTGCAAGGTGGTCAAGTGTAATTTCGTCAATTTTGGCAATACTCAGTAGGTCAAGGATCCGCTGTTCTGCTACGCCCTGGTCCTGAAAGTATTGAAGCATTTCGGTCCGCTGTTGCTTTAATGTCTTGGCACTGCCGGCCGCAGCTTTCCGGGCAGCTCCATAAATTTCATTGACATAGGCCCTAGGAATAACGCGAAAAACAACGTTGCGGAATGCAATGGATATCGCTGCGTTAGCGGTCGTCATAATCATATCGTCACCGAACCGCTTGCCGTCTCGATTCGTGATCCGCCGCTTCGTCTCGTAGGATATCGCAACGTTGGTCTCAAGGTCCCATCCGACCGCTTGAGCATAAGAGAATTTGTCATCTTCGCCGATCGTCTTAGCTGCAACTCGCAGATTGCCCCAACTTGTCGCTATGATCTCCGCCAGACGTGCGGATGGGCCCTCGATGATCTTGCCGGCCCTGGGTATAGCATAAATACAAGCGGCCGCAGTCTCCTGGTCCAGCGTTGCCAGTTCAATCGCCCGCTCTTTGGCCTTACCGATGCTCCGAGGATAACGCTGGGCCGTTGCAACCTGGATGTCAACGTCACTACCAATAAGCCCTGCAGAAGGTCCAAGCTCATAACCTTCTCGCCTGGCGGTCACAGGAACCGGTTGATTGTTTTGGCTTTTGTTTTTTTGATTCTCTAACATAGTAACCCCTTTCAAAAAATTGGCCTTTTGCTATAATTTACCAGTCACCTAACCCACCATGTTATCAGATTGTTTTCGTAGATAGGGAAGGCACAACCGCCGCCCTTGCAGCTATAAAGGTTCAATTGACAATTCTTACAGTTTATGACTTCTCCTTTCGCCCGTAGTTCGGACATCCGCCTCGCAACCTGTTCAAATTTTAGACCTGTCTTTACGGCGATTTTCTTGCCGGTCGAGCCATTATGCGACCTCAAGATCCCCATAATCCTTTTACGATGTGATTCTGCCTTGCCTGATTTATGAAATTCCTCTCTGGCCTTAAAACTGCTTATCGGGTCTTTGTTTTTCGCCACTGGATATGGTAAAAGCTGTTGTTTCATTTAGACAGCCCTCCGCAAATCAACCTGATCTGTGAATCTAACGCGATTGGACGGCTTGCGAGGAATTTTTCTCAGCCGCGGAAAGAATTTGTTTGACAAACAATTAGTCAGATGGTAGTTTCTACCGTGTAGTTCGTTCCACCGGCCCCTCTGACCAGGGGCTTTTTTATTTGGTGCTTTTAGTGCAATCATCTAACAACCTCCACTTCCGTAAACTTTATCTCGCGGTGTTTTTCGCGCAAAACAGCAAGACGCCGTTCAGCTCGTAACCGCTTCATTAAGGCTTGCAGCCGGTCAATGCGATAGTCGATTTTTTCTACACTTCTTAATCTCATTGCCCTAATTTTATATTTCAGGACATATCAAGTCTGTGAGATTAAAGAAATTTTACGTGAGTGAAACGTGTAAGATGATGGAATGGTTAGAATGGCGAATTTAGAGCATGAGTGTGTTTATTATTTGTCTGTGTGTTGTCTCTTGATTGGCGAACGCTTCACACTTTTCATCAAGTATCCAGCTCCGATTTTAGCTTCAATAGTACAAGGCACTTTATGTTTCTTAAGTGCTTTTCTGAGGATCGCAATATACGCACGAGTTGTCTCCTCGGCTTGATTACTTTCGCGTTGTTCAGCAGCCTTGTTCACCTCGCTGAAACTTACGATTTTAGGCATGTAATTTACAAGCAAATGCAACATCTTAATAGGTCTTCCGGCTGGGAGTTCAAGGTCTTTTTTGTCAAAGAAGGCTTGGTTTGATGCAAATGTGAATAGGTCCTTTACGTTTCTTTTGCGCTTTTTGGCTTTAGTTGTGCCCGCGGCTAAATCAGCTTTCACCTTCTCGATGGCAACAGTAATCCCGCTTTTCATCTTTCTGCTCAAATCGCTTATTGTTAGCCATATAACTCCAGCCATTTGGTCAGCCCAAGTCCTATCGCTATCACCCCTCAAATCAAAGTATATCCTTTCGTCTATTGCTTCTGTTGATTGAGCATCGTGAATAATCGCAAGCAGAACATAATAGATCATCAACTTTTCGTCTTTATTTAGGTCTCTCGGCTGTGGTTCGGGTTCGTTTTCGGATATATAAAATTCGAGCAATGCGGATAACTCGGGGTCTGGAAACCAGTTGACAAATTCAGGGATCGGTTTTTTAAATGGGAGCATCCAATAACCTTCGTTATAATTTTTCTTGTATTGTTTCTTTGGTGTCAACACGGCCACGCCATTTTTTACTGGCACTGCTTTGCCACCTACCATCAAGTATGTGTCCGCTTTTATCGTACTATAGTTCATCGTTTGGTTAATTCCTTTTCTTTTTTCCTTTCCGAAACTCTTATGCCAAATCATACCTTTTTGCGGGGGCTTTTTAGTCTTTTTTCTTAATCGAGGTTTTTTTTTGGCGGCTTCCTCAGATTTTTTGAGATGCTTGTTGAGCTGAGAAAAATAGCGCTCACCTTCTTCCATTAAAGGTTTTATATGGTCACGAAACTTCTTCAAATTTGCTGGCTCGGCAATCATAGAACTCACTTTGTCTTTTGTGTCGGCCAGAAATTCTCTATATTCCTGTTCGTCCATTATCAATCATTCAAAAATTTGTTTAAGGCACAGAAGCCAGTTTTCGCTTGGACCGCTCCAAGTGCTTGAAGCGTCTGTGGCCGTAAAACCTCCAGCGATTGCTTAAAACAAACAACGTTATTGGGAATTGCTTCGCCGTTCGCCGCTTCCTCTCTGATATGTCAATCAGTCCAACTTCGATGAGTTGGTCGATTCCTCTTGTGAATTTATCGGCTGATATACCACGATTCAAAGCCTCCTCGTAGGTAAAATCAAACTGTCCGTCATTGCTTGCGTTGTGTTTTTCTAAGAAGATTTCAAAGACCTCGCGAGCAGCATCAGTTCGTAGAGCCTGGTAAGCCGCTGACTTTAATAACACATCTGGTATCTTGCTCATCGTTTTTGTTTTCTGGGGATTGACGGTCTCAGGCGTCAAAGTTCGGAAAACATCACGAGACCCGACCGATACGCAGGTTGTAACTTTGTACCCGGCTGATAGCATCTTTTGGGAATGCTTACTGAGCTCCCAAAACGGGAAACTGACTACCGGGACAATATCACCACTTTTGTCTCTATGCTCCCACGGTAAACCACAAACACTCCAACAGAGCTCGGCATCTTCAAAAAAACCCTCATAACAATCGTTTATACGAAACAGCAAAATGCTATCAGGATATTTGACTTTGAGCCGCTGGTGTGCCTTCCTCGCAGGGCTGATTTTTGTTTTCGTAGCCATATCAATATTGCTCCTTAATCACAGCACAGGGCTAGCCGGAGCCAGCCCCGCGCCTGTTCACTTCTCACATATTCTTTTTCCAAACGAGCAACTCAGCGACAACGCCGGTCATATGGGCCTCTGTGCTGGACAATGAACTGTCTGGATTCTTTGCCTTAGCCATAATCTCAGCTTCGTATTGGCTTGAAATCTCGTTAGCGAGTTTCTCCGTACCGTGGTCGCCAATGTGATAGCCATATAGGATTGTAAAGGCTAATTTGGTTGTGTAATCTTGGTTCAACAGCCATTGCTTGACCATACTCTCAGCCACGTCTCCGGGGTCTTCTGAGTCTGATTCTTCTGGCTCGGCTTGCTCTTTAGCTTCCTGCAGAACGCCAGGCGGATGTTTAAGAGATTCTGCCAGAAAAGAAATCCGCTCTTTGGGCCAACTCTTCAAGATTTTGTTGATTTGGTCTATGTCGGTTTCCTTGGCGGTTTCCTGCCGTTTAGCTTGATTGTTTGTTTTTACAGATTTCATACTGACACCCCCTTTCCCGTGCCGACTCGTTTGAGTTGTTTTGTCAGGGCATTTATCTCCTCGGTTGTCTTATTGCTGAGATAGTCCATCAAGTTGTCATAAGCCTCTTGCTCTGCTTTCTCTTGTTTGTACTTTACTTCAAGTGCCGGCATTACATCTCTGAGATACTGAGCGACTACCTTTTGGCGAAGGCTTTTGCTGCATCCTTCAAAAGTTCGATTGATTGTGCCAACAAGATAGGTTTTGGTGTCGTGGGTAGCCTCCCAGTCCGATTGCGATGGTTCGCCGTTCACAATAAGTTTCAGCACGTCTCGCTGGAATGGTGGACAATAGCAACAACAATCCTCTGTCAGTTGCGATACAAGATAATCCACTTTGGCTTGCCCCGTCAAGCTGTCCCGGTGTTTACATTCCTTCAACTTAGCCTCTTCATTTTCGGCTGGTTCTTTTTGCTCCATAGCTAACCACAAAAACACAGCTAAAGGTGCGTTTTTCTTAAGCCTTGAAAATGGGTATTTCTCTTTGCCTATATCTGCAAGTCCGGCTCTGAGACTTTCCATCTCTTCTGAATTGAGACCGCTGAAAAGTTTTTGTACTTGTTCCCTGAATGAATCGTCCTCTGGGTTTTTACCCGGGGCGGACACTTGCCCCTTCTCCGGTTGTGTGGTCTTGTCTGATTTCATAACAATCCCCTTTCGTAAAAAGATGGCCAGGGCTTATGACGCTCAGACGAAGCGCAGCCGTCCTTACGGATAGACTTACCCTGGCCGTGATTGATTGGTTAAACAGAATTGATTCGTCTGATTTCATATCCCCATTATCGGCGCCCGGGTTGGGATTGCAAGAGGAAAAACCAGAAAAATGAAATATTTTTTTATTTGCCTGTGCCGTGTTGGAAGCCTACAATACACTCGAAGGAGATAAGATGAACAGAAAACAAAAAACAGTTCTTTGGCTCGGAATCATAGCTTTTGTGTTGATGGGGCTTTTCCCACCTTGGTTTTACTCTATCAATGTTCAGGGATTAAAGAGTCGGAGAAATACAGGTTACAAATCCATACTAAGTGCGCCAGAGGCAATAGGGGAAGGGAGATTCCAGGAACTTATTGGGGCAAATATTGACTTTTCTCGCTTAGCTGTCCAGTGGGCTATGGTTGCGGTGATAACTGGCGGATTTATTGTTAGCTTGAAAAACAGCAGGAAACCCTGATTGATTTCCAGTTTAACTATTTCACAGTACCTACCCGCCAACTTTCAATCAGAGGTAATTTTGTTGCTTGCCTGTTTTGCGCCAAAATCTATAATTCGCGTTGATGGCGCAAAAGCTGATTAAAAGACGCGTTGATGTGTACTACATCGGGGGGAAAAACTTCAAGAACCACAGACTAAGGGTGGGCCTTTCGCAGCAAAAGGTTGCGGAACAAATGCTCGTGCTTACAGGGCTTGAAATGCCAAGACAGCGGATATCGGAATTTGAGAGGAGTTTTGAGTTTTCTGTTGATGCAATAGAGCTGGCGGCAATCAAAAAGATATTAAAAATATGAGTTTGCGGGATTTTCGGTGTTAGTATCTATGCGGCCGCGGATCCTGCAGGCGATCATCGCTGGCCTTGAGCTCGCAGCGGTACTGACCATCCTGCGGTTGGTCGTCACGGGTACTGAGCCGGCAACTACTCTCAACCGCCTTTCGGTCAATCACTCCTTTCTTTTCTGATTCCAAAACTCTTAATGCCTCCTGCGCCACGCAAATATTTCGACCACCAACAGAACCTTGCCGGAATTGTGCCAAATCCATTTTGCTGTCCGGCTTGGCAAAAACAAGGTTTGTTGGTGGTGGCATTGGAGACCATATAAGACGGCCCAGGAGCTTCGAGGAAGAGTGAAAAAACGGGCGATGCAGAAGCGCCAGGGCAAACAGTACCCTACCCGCGTATCCAAAGGTCATAGAAATTCAAAATCCAGTAGCAGGCCCCCTGCGAATCAGAGTGGAAATTGAGCCAGAACCGGTGCAAAGCCGAGGTTAAGGAGAAATAAGCAATGAGTCAAGAGATAATTGAGTTTACGAAAAAGATAAGAAACTTTGTCAGTTGACAAAATCGTTCAAATAGGCTGTATCTGAGGGATAATCGGATTCCCTACGCCATAATCCCTTGCTTTTACAATGCTTATGGATTTAATCTCAATACTTAGTGTTCTACTTAGCTTTTTGGGGCCTTTTTGTGCGCCCCGCGGCCGCGGATGATCCTGCAGACGTTCAAAAATTCTTTTCAGAGGGGTTGGAAAAAAGCCGAATTACATTCAGAAAGTGAGGTAGAAAATGGATATGCCGCTAACCCTTGAACTTAATCAGTCCGCAATCCAACTTTTCTGGAAGTTCGCACGCATCGAGTATGCACTTAAAGCCACAAAATTTCACTATGGTGACGGTGATGCGAGGCCAAACTGGAACAAGTTCGCTTCCTCTGTTAGAGGCGTACTTGAAAACGATCCTGCTATTGCCGTGGCCATTAAATACATGAGCGAGAAGCCACCGAAAAAGCAAATTATTCTAAATGACTACCTTCAGTGGGAAGACGTGACGCCCAACGCAAGTAAGACTCACGAAATTCTCTCGTGCGTGTTGCGTGTACGAAACAACCTCTTTCATGGTGGCAAGTTCAATGGCCGCTGGTTCAAACCAGAGCGAAGCAAAGAGTTGCTTTTGCATAGCTTGAGCATCCTCGATGCGTGTCTCCTCGCATCGCCCCGCGTGAAAGAGGCCTTCGAGAATGATGATTATTGAAGTTGCACAACCACCCACGCCTCGTCCGCGGTAAAGCCCTTCAGCTTTCAATTTAAGGCTCCTCACAGGCCATTTACACGCCGAACTCGTCTTGAGGGGTATCATAAAAGGACTTATTATCGGAGATAAAACGCCAGAGTAGCCATAGTTGACCAAGTTATATCGCATCCGGAAATAGCCGATATATTGAAAGCGGTAACATTATTTAACCTCCAAGCGACGGAAGAGATTCTATAATGGGGACTGTAGAAATCAAGCTTGCTCAAAAGCCCTTACGGCTCCACAAAGCCATTGTGGAGCCAGCCTTCGGAGAGCCAACCATTCTTGCGGGAAACGCCTGGGACTACGTTTCAATGTGGCTTAAAAGAAACAAGAACGGAAAGCGAGAGGAAGCGCTATATTATTGGGAGCAGGCACGTTGTTTCTTTGAAGCAACGCTACGATTGCCGAATGATTCCGCCTGTCTTACGGCTTACTATTGCATGCTCAATGCCACAAAAGCTCTACTTTCAACCAAAGGGAAACCTCTTCCTGGTAAGCACGGCGTAACTGGCAAGCCTTCATCGTCCCGAGTTTCCCTTGTCGGTGAGCAGATCACCTTCAGCCGAGGTGGCATCCTGGCCGCACTTCGCAACTATCTGCTCGAACCAACTCGAACTGAAAAATACTCAATAAAAGACCTTTTCTATAATCTTCCATACATACACCGGGCTTTTAAACTCACATATTCTTCTTCTTCTATACCCGAGTTGTTTGTTCCAGTGGAGAATCCCCGCTTCGTCAGGAAGAGAAAGTCAGATGAAGCTTGGTTCTGTGTCAACATTGCGAATCCTCGTTATGCAAACCGATACACGCTAAACAACCTACCGAAAGGTTACCAACGCGATGACGGGGAAGAAAACGAATTTGTGGTTCGCAGAAAGAGACGTTTCAAATGGTCTCGGTCGACATCACAGAGGAAGCAGAACAAGGCGCGACTCATTAACTATCACCAAGCAGTGCGAAAAAGCTTCTGTTACATTCATGCAACCAGAACCTTGTGGTATTTGAAAAAAGCACTTCAGACAAGTAGCGCAAGCTGTCCAAAGGTAATTCATCGTAGTTCGCTCACCATGACTTTTGCAGCCATGCATCGCCTTAGCGAGTTGGCGCGATATCAGCCAAAGCGTTTTATGAGACATTTCGATTTGCAACAGAACTGGTTACTGTGTGAATTTATCCGTATTTCGCCAGAGCAATTCATCGATGAAATTTCATCGGAAATCACCGGGCGCGAGCTATTGAGCCCAGGGATAAGACCAAAGTCCTGAAGCGTCGCACGATCCAGAAGCCCATCAGCTTTCAATTTAATCCCCTTCACACAATGCCCACAGTATCTCCAAACATAGCTCTTATGAGCACCTTCCGCTCGTAGAATCGCCGATATGGGCTTGACCCTACCTCAGATACCCTTCGGCCGCTATTGTCCGTTTTTTCACTTATCAGACCCCTGAATCTGGTCGATAATATCTTAAACGTCCCTAATAAATCTTTGTTGTTGAATAGAAGGAGATGAACCTGTCGGAACTGTTGGTCATTGATAAAAGTATATTTCACAGCCTTTGTGGTTGTGATGAGAAGTTGTGTGCATTTGTCAAAAACTACAATGTTGTTTTGCCAGAAGCCTTGGTTGTTGAATGCCTTATAAGCGAGAACCAAGAACCGTCCAAGAATCCAGTAAAGTTATTGAGAGGATTTGACAAGGCAATCAAGGCTGGAGCAAAAATGGGATACTCGTCATTAAAACTCTTTCAGGCGGAGATGCAGACTCTTTGCACTGCTAAGTCGGTCGTTGACGAAAGTGCCACAAAATTGTTTAGAAATGGCACTCTTAACACTGAAGCTGATTTTATTAAACAGGAAGCGGAATATTGCCGTAAGAAATTTGAACCTATCATCGAGAGCTTATTGGAAATCGCAAGAATATTGCACGACAAACTTTACAAACGAGATAAATTAGCGGAGGCGCTTCGTAAAGAGAAAGACAGAATACGTCGGTTTGAACAATGGATTCGCGCTACAGATCAAGAAATGAAATATCTTATAAGCCACTTCTTCTCGGAACAGATTAGACGTCATGCAGATACCAACTGGTTTCTTTGGCAGATGTCTCGACTTTATTTTGCGTATAGTCTTGATTTGATGTTCATAAAAAATCTACCCGGTTCTTGTGTAAAAAAGAATATATCAAATGACTTCTACGATATAGAGCCCGTATTGTATCTCTCACGAGCGGATGGTTTATTGACAAATGACAAAAAGTTGCAAGTGCCACTGGCGAAGGCAGCGTTTCCAAAAAAAGAGGTGTTAGTCGTGGACACCTCAAAGGATGTTCAGCACGTGTTGGACGATATTATTGACATTATCCCAGAGAGCTACAGAATTGAATAGAAGCCGGATACGGTGTGCAAACGCGGGGACTTAAAGGCGTACGCCTGCCCCATAGGGGGTACATTTTTCGATGAGTTGTGCTTGCTAATGATAGGTTTTTTGTGAACCGGCTTTCAGCCATAATCTGATAGTTCATCGGATTACGCCCCCCAGAAGCTCTTGCTGTTTCACTACTTACGGAGTTTGCCCTCAAACTTGGCGTGATACTTATGTTTTCGGGCTATATTCGCCCTCATTTTTGTACTTTACGCACAGCTCTAATTTCTGCATCATTTGACTGTTTTAATCAGGCCGCCGATCTTTGCATAAATCTGTTTACGTTCATCAATCGTTTTAGCCACCCGCAATTTCTTCCAAAACAGAGATATGTATCTATTTCGATTGTTAAGTTTTCTTCTCCTCAAATCCATTTTGCTGTCCGGCTTGATTCTGTCGGATTGATACATCCGATTCAGAAGCTCCATCTCGCTGTAAAAATCTTCAATGGATTTTTTAGGTGCGTAGGGGTCACGGAGAAACAGAGTTCCAATCAAAGGCCAGTCCTTTGGCGTTAGTTCTTTCCCCCTGTGCCCTGTGGCTAATTCAGTACTCTTGGCGATCCTGCGATAAATGCCGCCCGAGTAGCTGTTCAAGGCATACTCTATCTGAGATGGCGATTGCTTGAATATCTTACCTAATGTCTTGGCGAATGCTGTCGTGTAGTCGTTATACTGGTCCTCGGGCATCTTCCCTTCGACCGACCTCGGTACTATTGGCCGGTCTGCCCAATCCTTGTTGCGTCTTATGTCCAGGTACGGTCCTATGGCTGCCGGCCAATCGAACAGCGGCTTTATATCGGCTTTGTAAACCTCACCGAGAAAGTCTGTTATCTTTCCAGGGTCCACCGTATAGAGAGCATCAATCACGGTCACTGGCATACTTTGGAAGATATGACCCATCAAGAACGGTACTGGAATGCGAAGAACATAATCAAGCTCCTTGCCTATTTTGTATTTCGCAACGAACCGGCCTAATAGCGGCACTTGTTTGATTCTCTTAAATACTGGGATATGAATATGATTTGCCTTCTCGTAAGCGGGTAATTCTTTGTACCATTTTTCATCTTTGTTCAACCACCAAATACCAACAGCAGGTAATGTCAAAACACTCAGGCCCCACAACATAGCTGATTTAGGTCTCTCCTGAAATGTGCGATAGACTTTGGACATATCCTGGGCGTTGGCGTTCCAGAAGGTGATCATCGAGTTCAGCCATCTACCGTACAGTCCCGCTCGGCGGTAGTTGATTGTCTGGTCTGAAGCATACTGAAAGGCGTAAACAATAGCATCCGGTGGTGGCTCACCACCTTGAGTTTGGTGCTTTGCCATCCAATCTTTTAAGGCCCTCTCAAATTCCTCGATCCGCAGCCCGGATTCAGGTATTCCGAATAAAGCTCGCATCGCATCAACGGGGTGTCTGACAGTGCGGATAGCATGACCAGCAACGGTGTTGGTGAGCATATCACCTTTCAGGTGTTGTATGCCGGTCCTGTCCTGTCCCAAGTATCCTGATATTTGACCACCAATATCTGAAAATCTTTCCGCTGCCTTATTAGCATCTATGCCTAACGCCTTCGCCAGGCCAGTATAGGAAAGGTCTTTTGCCACTCCTTTCGCAAAAGCTACTGGTCCCCGGGCATATCGTGCCTTTACCGTTGTATCCAAAATGTCCCTGATAGGATTTCTTACCAGACCGAAGGCGGCATGAATTCCTGTTGCACCTAACCGGCAAAGTCTGTTAGCTTTTCCCAATATCAGATTGAGCAGTTTTGGTAATTGGAATTGGTCTAAATCCTCAAGGACCCGATAGAGTTCCGGGGCCACTTGATACCACTGCCTCTTGCCGTCAACTATGACAGAGATGATATGTTCCTTACCGAGAAAAATTGGTGAGTTTCCAAAGACGGTAAGCATTGCATCGTCAAGATCGCCGGGAACTACATCAATTCCTAAATCAATCAGTTGTTTCTTTAGCTGTTTAGCATCGAATGTAGTAGCTTTCATGGGGGGCGGCACTCTCTCTATCAGCCCTGCCAGGCCCGGGGTTTTTCGTTCTACTTCCGCTAATGCCCTCGCTATCATTGACTTATGTGCTATTGAAATAAGCCTGCGGGTTTGCGTTATCATAGACTCAAGCGGGTCCTCGATGGGCCTGCCGGAACCTATGATTTTATAAACTCCCTTACCGCGTTTGATAAGGCCCCGGCCAACACCTTTCGGAGTTCGTCTTTTTTCGCCCGGCGCAAATGACCTGAAAAACGGAACGTAAACAGGATTGAGCTCTCTCATTCGCCTGGCGGCTTCTTCTTCCAGACCACCAGCTTGAACAAGATAACCAAGTACCCTGTGATTCCATTCGGTTAATTCGAGAGCAATTTTCTCCCATTTTAGCGAATGATACTTCTGATAAATATACAGGGCGTCTTCATTGTCAAAACCTGATTCCAGCTCTCTCGAATGAAGGGATATCGCCCTGACAGCAACCACATACCTCATAAAGTCTTTAATCTCATCCGCTACAGGTCTCAGAACTTCCTTTAACGATTTACCGGTTACATTGCCCCATATATCAATGGTATGATCTATCACAAAGGTTCTTGCCCGGGCCCCTTCTGTCTGTGTCAAGAATCCAAATAGAAAACCGGGGTCCTTGCTGCCAAATTCCAGACTCCTCGATGGTACGTTCTCCTGCAGGGCCCTTTGTATCGGAGTTGATACATCGGCCCAGGTTGTTGACCACCATAAACTGAAGCGTTCTTTCCAGTTTTTCAGTGGTTTGAGTTTTTGTGCTATCTGAGAATCAAATCTTGCTTCGGCCCCCTGTTCTTTCCACTGCTCTATCATGTCCTTTGCAGTATGCAGAATATCCGCTATGTCGGCATTGTCTTTTAAGTAGTTGTCCTCAAAGAATTTTAACATTCGCGGAGCTTCTTTCTTCAGGTCGATGGCCCCGGTAAGCCAGCCGAAAACAAACTCGGCATAGCCTTCCATCTTATAACCGCCTTCCGGCCTTTTCTTGCCGTAAGCGGCTTTGCCTAACCGGACCAGCTCCGCGCCAAGACCGTACCAGGCGTGTGACATCTTCTTACTGGCGGTGTCATTGAAATATACGTCTATATGATGGCCGACCTCGTGAGTTGCTGTTCGTAGATTATTGACGTTTCGTAACCGTATCCCCCTGGTCCTTTTGTTATACCATCCGGGCTTTTTCTTCCTGAATGTCGCTACTCCCTTAATCGAAACACCAAGAGCCTTGCTCAAATAGTTTACTATGTCTCTCTGTGAAATCTTGGCTGGTTTCGTCACACCTCGTTTTAATGCTATCTTGCGTGGTACTTTGGGTTCTGCTGCAAATCCAACGTCCTCGGGTTTGTCTCGGTGGGCATTATTGTATTCTCTCGCGGTTTCAGGCGCTGCATCATCGCTCTTTATCGAATTGCCCCTGCCTTTCAAATATACCAAAGCATCTAAGAGCTTGGCCGAACTGAAATCGGCCCGCATCGCTTGTTTCCATGTTTCAAATTCGCCTACTATTTCTCGTAGTCTTGAATCGCCGAAATATTTCAGGCCCCTGGCTTTAGACTTGGGCACTTCGATATAGGCGCTGTTTTTACCTGCTTTGAATATTCTGGCCTCGCCCACCTTAAGATGAAAAACGCCCCGGGGATTATCCATCAGATAAGCCACGGCCGCTTCGGGGATCATATTGATAGATGTAGGCAGATCGTATGAAGGGTCGTAAGTCTTGGGCAAAAGTAGTCCCTGCCGTCTGCTGCCATCTGCCATCGTGTAATTGATAACTTTCGGCCGCACCTGTTTTTTGCTATTCTCGCTATCACCCACCAAAACACCCATTGCGGCAATTATGTTGCCGTTGGCGATGTATCGTTCTTCTTTCTGGTCCGTTGGAATATTGAAATATTTATCGAGCTTGCCGTAAAAACGCTGTGAGTTTTCAAATTGTGCCAATGAAATAACAACCGACCGGGCAGGATGCGGTATCGCAATTCTGAGACGGATATTACTTGGGGCCGCTGGATTGATGGCGTATTCTTTCTTACCGAAAGTGTCTATGATTTCCAGGAGAATAAAGGGATTGCCTTCCGCATCTCTGCGGATTGACCCTAACTTTATTTGAGATAGCATACCCCGTGCTCTCTCATAAGCGGCTACAGTATTTCTCTTTACTTTTCTGCCTTTCCTGTTCAGCCCGGCTTCATATTCAGACCAGGCAAAATCAACTCTTTCTCTGATAAGACCCATATATGAATTGGGGCTTGATACATTAGCTTTTTCCACTACACTTTGAATTTCGTCTTTTATCTCGATAGTGGTCATTGGCCGGCCTTCGAGGACAACGCTCATCTTGTCCAACGCAGCCGGCTCCTGAAAGACGTTGCCTGGCTCACCTACAAATATGGTCTTTGTCGTTACCTCCTCGGCCTTGTAGTCTTTGTCTGTGCTGATGAGTTCGTTCTGGTCGGTTTTAGTCAGATACTCAATTAGATTATCAAACTCAGGCTCAGCCCAATCGTAAAATTCCTGCTGCTGCTCTACGGATAGTAACGCAAGCCTGCCGGTAAATCGCCTTGCTATCTTATCTTCATTCCAGGGACCGTGATAATTGCCCGTACCCATTGCATCTTCATATTTGCTTACTTCGATATCCAGACCCATTTGTCTTAGAATATCAGGATTTTGGGTGATATATTGAGCAACAATGTATTCACCATAGAGATTAAGAATGTCGGGAATTTCTTTTTGCTGATATGCCCCTTTCGTCTTTGCCGAAGTATTGGCATTGAGGGACCGCATCTTGTTCTCAAGGATAGCAGCGGGTCTTAACTCTGAGGGCAATGCCGTCATTAAAATCTTGTATTCCGGCTCAACCACCTGGCCTTTGCGATTGATACGGCCTAAAATCTGTACGAATTTGTTGATGTCAGCCGCAGGTTGAACAACTATCATTACCCGCTGCTCTTGGTTCCTGAACTTCACAGAAGCGTGTGCGCTCATTCCCTCAGCGCCTGCCACGTTGACTATTAAAGCGTCCGTATCGCCATAGTTGTAATCGTAAACTATACTTGTCTTATCACGTTCAGCCGAGGACCGAAGGGCCAGCTCGTATTTGTCTTTTCCTTTTTTAATCAGTCGCTTATCTCGACCTGTTATCTCTCCAACCTTATAGCCCTCTACCTCAAGCTGGCTGATAATCTCGTCAATAGGTGAGCCCGGCAGGTCCAACTCCATTTCTTTTATGTGATTCTCTGTGGCATGGTAGGCATCCTGTAAATCTAAAGGCAAATCGTCCACTTTCACATATACAACTTCAACATCACCCCAACTATAGACTTTTTGATAACGCAAAGTATTACGCAGCATATTCAGCATGACTTCACGGTAATCAAAGTCGCTGATAATATCACCAGCATCAAGACCATTCTGTTTAACGTATCGGTCCAGGAATGAGCCCATTGTATTTTCCAAAGCGACAATAGGCCGTTTCCCCGCCTGTAACGCTTGTATCACCTGGTCCACTGTTTCGTCTATCTTCAAGGCCAACAGCATTTGCTTAATAGCATTATGAGCAACAGCGGCAAAGTTAGTGTGCCCTATGGTAGTACCAACACTTTTGGTCCTTTTAGCTTGAGCCTTGGCCTCTTTCTTCTTTGGCTCGATTACTGTACCTGCAAATCGTTCGTCAAAAGAAATTATCTGCCTGAATACTTCCGTGACTTTATCAGCTCGCTCAGTATCCCTCTCGAGATGTCTCGCATCAATAGTCGTTTCGTATTTCACGCCAGAGAAATCTAACTCCGTCCTTATGTACGAATTCGCCCTTGCAAGAGCAGCGGCAATAACTTCCTGGTACGGCTCACCACCGGTTTGGACCGCTTCCAGCATATTGTCCCTGTCACCATCGAAGGCATCTAAGAGTCCGGTCCGGGCATACAACGTCATAGTCTTGGGGGTCTTTGCGTAAGTAGCGGAACTAAACAATACCCCGGATGAATGAGGAATAAGCATTTCTCTGATGTATTCACCCGTCTGACTTTCGCCGGCGGCGTTATGGGATTCATCGAGAATGAGTAGCTGACCTTTAATAAGCTCTGCGATCTGCATCCTCTGTTTGCGAGTTTCGGTATTGACTTGATGATAAGTCGATAATACCAAATTGTAATCCTTGTCTCTTATCGCCTTATGAATTGCCCTGTCCGCGGCTGGCCTACTCCCATGCTTTTTGAATACTACCCTGTTTTTCTGGTCTTTAATATCAACATCAGCGTTCATCATCAGGGGTTTTATCTGGTCTTCGGTAAGCCCCACGTCAAACAGGTCCCGGAAAAAATCAGTGAATAGATGTTTGCCGGAAGTGAAAAATATCGGCTTCCTGCCGTTCAGTATCTCCCGCCTAACCAACGCAGCTCCCACCCGGCCCTTGCCAACACCTGTCTGATGGCCTACTATTAGAGCAGAGCCTTTATCAATCCTGTCCAACGCCAATGCCACTGAATCAATCTGCGTGGCGGATAAATGTCCCCACATCTCCGTATTTGATTTGTACTGTAGCTGCTCCCGAACGTAATCGTCAATGTCACCTACGCTCTGCTGTAGTTTTTCTAATGCAGCGGTAACGTGTGGCTCAAGATATGTAGGGATATTTTCGTTTGGTGCGGGTGCTTTTGAGGATGGTTTGTACTTTACTTGAAGTTTGCCTAACGCAGTAGGTCCCACCATTCCCACAGGCTTACGCTTCTCAGCTCGTTTAACCTCTGGTTTTCGTCTAAGTTCTTCAATAGCGGGTCGCTCTTTGCGTTCCGCAGCAGCTCTTTCTTCCGCTGCGGGCTCGCGTTCAAATACAGAAGGCTTTGAGACAGGAGATGGTTCTGGTTGTACCTCTCGCTCGCCAGCAGGAACTCTACTAGGTCCGGATCGTTCCCCGGGTAGTCTTCCAGCAGGCCCTCGTTGAGTAATTCGTTCACCAGCCCCGCCCTCGACCTCTGGTCTCTCGCCAGCCGGTTCAATCGGCCTGCCAACAGGTCCTCGTATTTCTGCCAATTCTTCGGCGGTCCGTTCTTCAGCTCCACGCCCAATAGCCTCAGCACGTCCAGGCTCCTCTCCGGTGGTGGTATATGTAGTTTCTGCTGGCTCATTTGCCAAAATCTCCTTCATCATATTATACACTTCCGACCAGCTCTTTGCTCGGAAAATTCCTGCTTTTGGACCATAATTTTCAGATTTTTTTCGGCCATGAATCGCTATGATCCTTACAGGCCAAGCGGCTCCCTGTCGGCGGTATAGATCGCCCGCTACCTCAAAGTCGCCTATCACGTTGTAATGACTGTAAATGTAGTTCCCGAATATCCATTCCGGGGTGGAATATTTACCCATTTTCTTGGGTGCGGCGATAATCATTACGGCCCGGCCTTCGTCCCGCATCGCCTTCAAATTCTCCGCCGCTATGATATGCTCGATGTGTGATAGTTTGAATCCGTCAAATCTAACTTCTTTGTGCTTCCCGAAAGGTGGGTTCATTATCACCGCATCGGATATAGGTTCAAGATATGCTTTGCGGGCGTCGTTTTCAGTTACACTTGCATAACCTTGAGAACGAAGTATTTCTGCCCTGGTAGGGTCAATCTCATTGACAATGACATTAGCAGGATCAGCCACGATAGTAAGCATACCTGTCCCGGCTGTGGGTTCGTACACTACCGTACCCGGGCCAATATGAGCTAATTCGCTTGCGATAAAGGCCAACGGAGCCGGCGTTGAATATGCCTGCCCTTCAATTGATGTTCCTGTTCGGGCAGTAAGGATCGGTTGGCGATCGTATAATTCCACTAAAGCGTTTATTGTTTCTTCGGAGTACCCTCTGTTTTCTTCTACAATGCCCCTGGCCGCCTTCACTATGGCCAGTTCCATCGCTTCCTGTACTTTCTTGTGCGAATATCCTTTTTCGGGCGTTAAGTCAGCTCGTGATACTCCTAACGCATCCGCCACCCATTGCTTTACCTGCCTATTATCAATTGGTTCCGTTGAAGTCTTTAATCGTTCTGAAAATCTATCGGCAAGGCCAACTACGTTGATATTGTCAACTGTACCTATATTAGCTATGGTAGGGGGCTGGGCTTGTCGTCTTCTTGTACGAGCAAGCATCTCACCATCGAGTATCTGAATACGTCTTTCCAATGCCTTTGCCTCTGGCGTTTCTGGTAGTTCCCAACTTTCTTGAACAATAGTCTGCATAGCATCTAAATCATTTTGCTTAAAAGCAATATCCGCTCGCTTGCTTAAATCTGCTATCTTAGCTTCTGGTGCTACTTTTACCGCCTCTGGCTTAGTTATTGGCGCAGTGGATCGTACAGGAGGTGGAATGACCCCTGCAGAGGGTTGTTTAGGTATGGTAGTTGGTGATATTTTAACGGCTGCCCGTTGTGCCGCTCTTATTGGGTGTTTTATCATTTGGCCGATTTCTTTGGATGTTTCTATGACCTCGGCCACTTTGGTCATTGGCATTTCGATAAACGGTTTTGTTTTCCCAAGACCTGTCTTTAGTGCTTCCACGCCCTTGAGCAATGGCCGGCCAGGTTCCAGACCATACCTAATCATCCTCTCAGCGGCTCTTTGTGGTGATTCAACTGCTTCCTGGCCTAACTGATAAAGTGTGTCTCCCTTTATCCCGAGTAATTGAGCCTCTGCGGCAGAGACTATTTTATCAATAGCTTGCATTTCCGCTTTTTTGAGGGATGTCAAACTGCTGTATGCAGCAGATTTCGCCGTGCTTTTAGCCATAGCATCAACTTCTCGGAGCTTACCCGCGAAACGACTATTGCTCGCTTTGACAAGAGCATTGCGTAAACGGCTTGTATATATCGCGGTGTCAACTTCACTGGCAGTTTGAAAAGTCCCGGCAATCGCACCGACTAAGGCAGCTCTCTTGCCAACGTGCTTTATAACCTCGCCGGGTTCCATATCCTTGCCAAGCACTTCGGCCCCCGCCAGTATTCCGCCGACACCCAAACCTTTTTCAACTGCCTTAGTTATATTTGCGGCCCGGGCATATCCACGAGGGAACTTTTCCGCTAACTTTGTCAGACCACCCATTTTCTTAATGGCTTCGGTAGCTTTGGCCACCCTGGGTATCTTGCTAATGGCTGCTCCACCTATACCAACAGCTTTGAAAAGAGTAGGATATATTATGCCCCATTCAATCGCAAGGGTTCCAGTTTCTCCGGCCGCCAACATTAAAGCTGGACCAAAACCGGCAAAATTTTCGGCTTCTTCAACTAATTGTTTTTTGAAATCCTTGCCACCTAATCGACCTCCAAGAGTTGGATAATATTTCAATGCCCACTTGAGGCGGTCGGGAATTTCCTCGGCCATTCTGTCAGATTCTTCACGAGTATATGGCGTGGTAGGTGATACCATCTCCCTTATGCCTTTGAAGATTTCTGGGATACCAACGTCAACAGGTTTCTTTTTTTCGTGTCCCAACCGCTCCCTCATCGTTCTGGTATCGCCCGACTCATCCCACATAGGACCTAACCCTATCCCAGTAGATTTCTGTTGCATCGGTATTGGCTTAGTTAGAGGATATATTTTGCCCGAAGGAGAGGTGTATTGTTTAAGACCCATTCGGCGATATATTTCAAGGTCAGCTTCGTTGGGTTCGATAAGGTCTTCGGCTGTAGGTGCGGGTTCTTCTTGGAGTGTAGGCTTTTTTACTCCCGCAAGCTCTTCAAGAGAACGGATGGGAGCTTTGACAATGGAGGTTTTGACGCCAGCAAGCTCTTCCAGGGTTTTTATCATTTAATGTCGCTCTGGCCAATTTTGGGCATTTATTGACCATTTTACACAAGCACAACACCAAGTCGTTACGTAAGTCCTTTATTTGCAAAGACTTTATTCAGATTAAGTACCTAATCTTTCGACTTTTTGATCCAATTCATTTAATCGCACCCCTGGCCCTTAGTGCTTCTAATATTTCTATCTGGGTTGCACCTTGAGTAATGGCACGAGTTACAAGACTTTTGGTGTCGTCATCTAAATTGCGCCAATAGCTATTGAGATACGGCCGGGGTGCTATAGGGGCGGTACGGTTTACTTCGAGTGTGCCTAACGGTAAATTCTCAAGAGGGGGATTGGATGGACTATAATAACTTTCCGTTTCTCCCCTTCTCGCTGACCTGTATTCGTCCAAACGTGATTTATACTGTTCGAGCTGCTCAATATAATATTTTCGCTGATCTTCCCTGCCAGGGATAGGAGAACCAATCGCATCATAAGTTGCTTCCAACGCCCTCTCAATTGTGTGCATGATACTGATGATGTCTTTTTCGCCCAGATCATCATCAGCGTCTTTTCTTGCCAATTTTCTACCTTCTGCCTGTGTGATTAGTCCCTCTTTAACCATCTTCATAATAGGGGAAAGAGTTGCCGGCCTATCCTGGCCGTAGTATTTCGTCCTTGCCTTAGTGAAATCTATATCAGCCCGCATGGCTTCTGTCTCTAAGGGGTCTCTCAGCATCGGCGCCATTGCCTGGCCCAGCACCCTCTGCGCAAACGGGTCAAGTCCGCTCACTCCGCCCCGGTAGGTCCCTTTCGGATTGACCACGTCCCACATCCTCCCCAGGAAGCCCTCCGGCTCTTCCTGGGCCATCAGGGACGAAAAGCCCTGTTCAGGGTCCGCTAAGTATCTCTTCAGAACCTCGGTGTTGAAGTTCTCTTTTTTCGATTTACCGATAGCATCGAATATCTGCATCATCGCATCCCGGTTGGCGAATGCGTATGGGTCCGGCCTGGCCGGCGGTGCGAAATATATATTAGGCATAGTTTAAGCTCCTTAATATCTTGCATACATTGCACCAGCTTGAGGTGTTACAGTACCTACTGTTGGCATTCCTCCTCCGCCACGAGAAAATATATTACCCCCTCCCCCTAACATCATAGCCATAGCCGCTGGCCCGGCAATCTGGCTGAACGTACTCGGGCCCGTATCACCCGGATCGTACATTTGCCTCGTCTCTCCTAATATCGTACCTGCTGCGCCAGCCGGACCCTCCTGCTTATACGGGAACAACAGCGTTTGTAATAGTGCGAGATAATCCGCCTCATCCTGGGCCGTCTCTATCTGTCTGGGCAGGCCGCCGTATGCCGTCGCCGCCTCCGTTTTTCGCAGTGGTGCTTTTGAGGCGTAGTCGCTGGCCTCTATCAACGGCCCCGCCGCCCCCGTCTGCCGTTCCCTCTCGCGGTCATAGAGCGCACCTAAGTAGCCCATCCGGTCGGCTGAATACCCCCTCCTGGTAGCCCCCTCCTGCTTCAAGGCTGGGCTGGAAAAATCACCGTGACCCACTAATTGCAGCCGTCTCCTCAGCTCGTTTATCGCCTCCTCCTCCTCCATCTTCGAGGCCTCCCGGTATCCCTGGTAGGCCGGTGAGGTCATGGGGTCGTAACCGCCTTCCACCGTCTTTTTAAGCTGGCCTATCCCCGTCGTTATCCCGCTGGGAATCCCCTTATTAAGATATTCCTGCAACCACTGCTGCCCCTCCGCTTCGATACCGGTCATACCCGGTATCTTTCGGGTCGGGAACTGTACGTTTTTCTTAGTGAGGCCTAAAAGAAATTTCCTGGCCTCACTTTGTTCCGGCGAATCAGGAATACTCTGAAAGCCGCCACCGCTATTCTTTGAAGCCAACATAGACCCGCCCGTTGCTATTGCTGTGGCCCCTATCAATGCCCACGACATACTGACACCTCGCTTTCTTTTGAAATTAGTCCCTTTTCACCGGTGTCTATTCTAAGAGTTTTTTTGACCTCTTCAGGCAATTCATCGTATGTTTTTGCTATCACCTCTTCTTCGATTTTTTCCAAATCCGTCTCTTCAGTTGCGTGAACGGTTATCCAGACAGTGTCCTCGTGAAAATAACCAATTCGTTTTGTTCCTGCCTGGGTAATGCCGGAACAGGGTGCTTTGATTCTTTCTACACCCTTCTCTGTCAATATAGAAACATCACCCTTGAGAACAAAAAAAGGATGCGTTGTTTTGTGCAGTTTGGTCACCACTACCATCCCTTTTAGCCCTGTCATTTCACGAATATAAAGACCATCGGCAAAAGTGTGGCGCAGGGGAAAAGCCTCATCGCCGAACTTTGCTCCTGGCACTCTCCCAAGTGCTGATTCCAATTTAAGCATTTTTTTTATGATCTCTTTGGGAGATGGTACTTTTTCCAGGTCCTCCGCCATTGTGCAAACCCCCTCAACTTTTGCTAATCCGCTAACCAATGTTCCAAGTACCATATTATTACCCCCTAAAATAATTTTTTAATTGACTTTACAAAGGCCCGCCGCCCCCAAAAAGCGGGAACCACATCCCTGAGATTTGACGGCGGCTTGGACCAAAGAAATCACGGCACGCTCTTTGACAAATCGAGACCCGTCTCGATGAACAATCGATTCAGGGCGAATTTTCTCCAAGCCAGAAATGAAATCATCAATGAGCTTGTTCAGTAGCGGGTCGCTCTCTGCAAGCATTCTATAACCCCTTTCCTTCTCTGCGTTGATTTTCCAACAACCACAAACGCATAGAACCCTCGACATTCGAGGCATCCTGCATCAAACCGGTAAAGGCCGTGAAGGATATATGACCAGTTTTGTAATACCCACAAACATGCACAATCAATTCAGTCAGCGGTAACAATTTACAAAACACCGAACAGACCGCTTCGCCTAAATCTTTATCGGAACAATTCATCAATGCCTCGCACCGCTGCAGGTATTCTTCATGTGTGGGCTTCAACACTGCGTATATCCTGCGGTCTGGATTTGCCGCGACTGCCAATTGACCGGGTTCAGTGTTCTCAAGGTCAGAAACGAAAGGTCCTAACACATCGGGAGGTAACTTGGCGAGCCGATCTATCACAGCTTCTATGAGTTTACTTTTAACATCCACTTCTTCACCAACTTTTTTTTTACCAGCTCCTGTTTCGCTTTATCGAACACCGTCCTTGCTGTTTCTACGGCTGCTATGGATTGCCTTAACTGGGTAAACATTCTACTACCTCTTTCTGGGCTTTGGACTTTTGTGCAAGATGTGTAAGCGACCCACGTACCTCTAGTTCACAGAATCTAAGTCGCCCATTCACATCCAGATACGGAATGTCATCGCTTTTGACCAGCGCCCTCAAGAATTTCTGCGGTAAACCCAATCGTATTGCCAGAGATTCTAATGTAATGTAACTATAATCATTCATCGCATCTGAAAATACGACGGTCAAAAGGGATTGTCAATGACGTGGTAGGATATTGTACGATAAAACGCGATAATGTCCTATGTGCTTTCTTAGGTCTTCGTAGATTTGCTGTGTTATTGGTATTTCTGCAAATACTCACCTGGCAGCTTGTCGGTAGGTAGGCTCCATTTTCTCTCGCTTACTTGGAAAAAAGGGTATATCCTCTTTTCCCTCCAACTCCGCATTGTACCACGGGATACACCAAATATGACTGCCCATGTCGCCATGGACAAAGGTTTTGACATCCGTGGAGCGGCCAAATCACCTTTCTTTGAAACAATATTTTCCACGCGACTAAGACCAGCTTGTAGGTCCTCCAACTGCTGATTCATGTCTTTAATGTGTCTTTTTTTGGCCATGATAAAATCGGTAGATTATGGTGTTCATTGATAGTGACATTTTGTACCTAAAAAATAAAAAATTACCTTCGCTCATAAGTCCTTATTATTACTTGCATTTACAGAGGCATTCAATGTCTGCTCTGTATTGTCTTTGGATGCACCACAACCGACCTCTCTGCGAAACAGCCTAAGACTCTCCGTAATCCCCGTTTTTAGGCTCTTAGCGTAGATTCCCGTGGTCCGATAGTCCTCATGTCCGAGCTGCTCCTTGAGCTGTTTTAGGTTGCCAGATGAATTTAGGAATAATGTGGCAAAAGTGTGTCTCAGGGAATATGGTTTGAGCTCAGGAAACCCGGCCTTTTGGAAAAGTTGCTTAACCATGTAATATAAGCCCTGATAACCCATCGGCTTGCCCCGCGTGTTCAGAAATACAAACTCGTTTTTTCCAGCTGCCCCTCTGGTATCCTCGATATGTTTTTCCAGTATGGCTCTTAAAATCTCATCAATATCAACGACCCGGGCCTTGTGTCGCTTGCTCTTTTTTATATCGATCTGCGATTTACCTGAGTTGATCCCCAAATCTTTCACTCTTAAGGTACAGAGTTCCGATGGCCGTAAACCTGCACATAAGAGGATTTCAAAAACCACCCGTTCTCGTGCGCTGCATACCTGCCGGCACTTTTCTATCTGTATTTTTGTTAAGTAGTCCGTGGATTCCAAACCCGTCTTATGCCGCCTTTTCTTGTCCTTTGCCTCAAAATCCCCTGCAGCCGCTCGAAGCAGAATGATCTTAATTATCTGGCCTGACCACAGCTTGCCTGTCTGTGTCCTATGCCCCTCGATGTTTAGCTCGCGGGCTATCTGCCAGGGGCCCAGCACCTTCTTGCCTTTGCGTGGTTGGGCTTTGCGAACAATTATCGCGATTACATCCCGCTCACTTTTAAAATGCCCGTATGGTTTTCTACCGACTCTACTCATTACTCGGAGCACCCCCTGCTTTTTTGTTTAGGGTCCGGGCGTATATGTGAGTGTCCGCGTTCTCGTACCCTAATTTGTCCTTAACCAGAAACTCGTTGCCGGTAACATCCAACAAATACATTCCAAATGTATGCCTGAATGTGCGCGGGCTCAGTCTGGTTTTGAGCGTTCCATTTTTACGGTAAAGCCATATCCCCGCCCCTATCCCAATCACCTTGACCTTGCCATATACAGACTGCCTGGTCATCTTCTTTCTCTGCTCGTTGCGAAACAAAAGACTCTCTAAGCTGTGTCCTCTATGGTAAAGCCTTACATATTCACCCAGCCTCTTCTTAAGGTACTCCGATATCCTGATGGTCCGGTCCTTTTGGCCCTTACCATCCACTATCTCAATCTCTAATTTACCGTGATACGATGGTAGGCTGCTTAGTCTTAGGTTACAGAGTTCAGAAGCCCTCATCCCCGTCTCTAACAACAGGACAACTATCATCTCGTTTCTCACCGCCCGGTTCAGGGTCCTGCTCTCTTTGGCCTTGATAAATTTTAGTATCTTGGCTACCTGCTCCAACGATAGATAGTCGGTCGGCTTCAAATACTTTTTGGGTTTTCTTTTCTTCCGGCACTTGGCCTGGTAATGGGCGTGCCTTCGCTCCTCGGCCATACGGACAACATCTCTGCTCAAAGGATCCTCGCTGTGCCGCCTGGCATATTCCTGGAGCTGCTGTCTGGTTAATATTTTCTTGCGATTCATAACCTATGCTCTCCTTTCTTTGCCGCCATAATGTAACGCTTTAACTTCCAAATTGTGCGATATAGTCCTATTATACCCTTTTCAAAATTGCCCTCAAAATTCTGCACTCTAAAGGGTGTTTCGAGACACTCTGTAAAATTAACTGTATTAGGATGAGACATTTTGTTTCCTGTAATATTTCCTTTGGTTTTCACGGTTGGTTTTTCGGCGGCGTCTCTTAGAGCAATCATCGCAATATCTTTGTCTATACCGCAACCGCTCACAACCACAATCGGGACACTCTCTCAGTAAAAACCGACTCTGCTTTTCAATCCTGTGAGTATTTCTCGGTGTCGCATGGTGCGGCTGATTTCCCCAATCGCCAATAAGTTCAATCATATTCTTTCATCCTTTTCCCTATTGTCGCTCCGGCTAATTTTGGGCAGTTTAGCTATAGTGACACTAAGAAAAACGCAAAGTCTTTACCTAAGTCCTTTATTGACAACGGTCTTAATCGGTGTTACTGTCTATATAATTGCTGGCGTGAATACAACAAAGCCAAAACGAGCTTTTAACTTTGCTTTGCAGGGCTTAAACCAGCTTCTTTGGCCGGCAGTGTGTATCAATTGCGGCGAAAACATCTGTGAAACAGATAACAACCTG